TGTCGCAGAGGGCAGGCCCCCCACTGGGGTGTGGGGGCCATGCCTGCCCCCATTGCGACCGGATGCGACCGCAGTGCGACCGCAATGCGAGCGCATGCGGGCGCAACCCTCACTCCGCCTCCCAACGCAACTTGGCCTGACCGACAACTGGCTGCCATTCCCTGCCCGGCCGCGTCTGCCACATGCTTGGCTTGTTAGGTGCCAGCTCCGCGACCACCTTCCACCCGGCGCCTCGCAGGCTTGCTCCGCTCTCTGTCTGCAGCGTGTAGGTGACGAGGCGGCGCCAGCCCAGCGCCTTGGCGGCCTGCCAGGCGCGTGCGTACAAGAACGAGCAGCATCCTTTGGGCGCGTTGGCCACAACGCAGCACCTGGTGACCTCAGCTGTCTCGCCGTTGTCCAGCGTGCGTGCAACAGGGCGGCCAACGATTGCCACGCCAACCAGTTGAGTGCCGTCCGAAGCGCCGACAGCGAACAGGCCACCTTGCGGGGCCTTGTTGTGGCGGTGGAAGTTGTTGACGAACAGCTGCGCTTCAGAAAGCGTGACCGGCACAGCGTGAATCATTCGTCAACCTGCCCCCGCCACATCGCCGCCGCGCCCGAGCCCTGTGCCACGCGCAGCCGGCCGACCTCAGTGAGCTCCAGCCGCTTGTGCTTCTTGCGGCTCTCGTTCAGGTACTCCACCTCCTCGACCAGCCCATCGCGCTGCATGTCTGCGAGCAGGCCGAAGAAGTCGGCGCGCAGCAGCTGTGCCGGGAAGCCCTGCTCATCTCTGAGCATCACAAAGGCGTTGTTGGTGGCCTTGACTGACATCGACAGGTTCTGCCCGCGGCTGGCCGCGTCCGACAGAAGTCGCATAACCGCAATGCGGTGCTGCGATCGCACCAGCGCACGCGCAGCGGCGTTGCCTGGCACATGCCCAAAGCGCTTGAAGACCTTGGCCGCGCCATCGAACTCCACGCGGATCTCTTCCTGCAGCGGGCCCAGGTTGCACTTCTCATGGCGGATCGTGACCACCTGCTCCTCGCGCACCATGGCCCAGCGTGAGCGCGCTGAGTTGTTCCAGGCGGTGGACCCGCTGAAGGTGCTGTTGGTGTCCTGGCCCGCGCCCATGCGCACTGAGGCCTTGTCCACGTGCGCCAGCAGCAGCACCGCAGCTCGAGTGACGTGGGCGATCAGGTTCAGGGCGCGCATAAAGCCCCGCACCGCCGTCCGGTCGTTCTCGTTGTCCGCAAAGACGTCGGACGCGTTGTCGATGACGATGACCTCAGCCTTGAGCCTCACGGCTTGGTCAGCCAGCCACTGCATGCGCTCGGTGGGGTGGCCATCGCGCCAGAGCACGCAGTCCTGCTGCGTCAGGTCGTAGACCGTCATGCGGCCGGCCAGGCTGGCCATGGGCACCTGCATGTCCTGGCAGATGTTGGCCACGCGGAAGTGGACGGTGCGCGCTTCGTCCTCGCCGCTCAGCACCAGCACGCGGCTCGGCTTGGTGGCGATGTCCATGAACTGCTGGCCATGCACCAGCGCCACGCCCAGCTGCAGGCTCAGGTTCGACTTGCCCACGCCACCGTTGGCGGCCAGGAGCGTGACCGTGCCCTCAGGCAGCCAGCCCTCGAGGCGCCAGGCTGGAGGCTCGGGCGTCTGGTGCTCGAGCACTTCCCAATCCAATGGGGAAATTTCCCCATTCGATTTCCCCATTTCCCCGTTTGACTTCCCCATTTCCCCATCGACGGCCCCGAGCGACAGGTTGACTGTGATGGCCGGCGGCTTGCGGGTGTCGGGCGCAAACTTCTCCGCTGACCTCACCGCCCGCGGAATCTCAGCCCGCCTGGCCTCCCACCGCCGCACCTCCTCCTCGGGCCCTGTTGGCCGCACCGCGTCCATCAGGCTGTACAAGTGCTCGACTGCCGCGCCAGCGAACATGCCACCGGCCACCAGGCTCGCGGCCATGCGCGTCAATGAGTCGTGATAGGCCCGCTCACTAGGCGCGCCTGTCAGGCCTTGCAGGAATTCACCAGCATGCGTGCCCGTGCCTGCATGCGTTGATGAACGCTCGGCTGTACGTGTGACCGTGGCGCGCAGCGCGTCCAGGTCAATGCCCACTGCGTCGCAGGCGTCGGCCAGGCTCCAGCGCACCTTGGGCTGCCAGGACTCCAGCTGCACTTGCCAGGTGCCGGCCGCTCGAGGCTTGGTGTTGCAGCCCACGGGCAGGCGCCCGTATCGGACCAGCGCGTTGCCTGAGGCGTCGTTCGATCTGCCCCGGGCGGCCAGCGCGGACATCACGCGGTCGATCAGGGCCTGGTTGGCGGTGTCGGGGTCTGCCGGGTCCAGCAGGATGCCGACCTGGAACTTGCCCGGGCTGGTCTGGATCGCGTAGCTGCAGCCCTTGACGTCGTCCATCTGCACGTCGTCCAGCAGCAGCACGGCCAGCCTGACGAAGGCCTCCTTGCGCCTGACGATCTCGCCGTCGTCGGTGGCGCGCAAGACCCCAGTGCAGAAGTAGGTGTTGTCTTGGGTGGCCTTGTCAATGAGGCCAGCCTGGGCAGGAAGCCCTCGGTACGGCCGCCCTGACCAGACGTCGGGCGGTGCTTTGCTCGGGTCGGCGCGGAAAGTACATACCCATCCGTGCGTACCCGATGTGAGATCGCCGAGCAGCTCGGCCAGAAAGTCGCTGTTGGTCATCGTGGTTGCTCCGATGACCATGCTCAGACCTCGACTGCGACAAGCTCCCTGATTTCGATGGTCACGCCCTTGGCGCGCGCCATCTCGAGCAGCTCGGGCCAGTGGCGCTGCGGGATCTGGCCGCCGGTGCCGTCAGGCCGCGGCTGGCACCAGCGGCTCAGCGTTGACTTGTCCAGCTTCAGTTGGTGGGCCACGTCGGCCTTGCCTCCCAAGCGTTCGATGACGCCGTAGGCGGGGTCCATGGTGTGGATCGTGGGAATTGGCATGTTCGCTCCAGGTTGTGAATTGCGCAATCGCAAGACAGATCCTAACTTGCGTTTGACTCAACGTGGAGGAGATGCCACTATGCAGCTGCTCAGAAATTAGCCAGCAAAAGGCCCCCGAAAATGAACACCTTGTGGTTCCGCGAACGGTTACAAGACAAGCACTTGTCTCAGCGAAAGTTGGCGAAGATGCTGGATATTGACCCTGCAGCCGTCTCTCTCATGTTCCGCGGACGTCGCAAGATGACGCCGCATGATGCGCATCAGATCAGCGTGATATTGGGCGTGCCCCTCAACGAGGTGATGCGCAACGCTGGCATTGAGGTGCTGGAAGACGTGCACAACTGTCCTGTGGCCGCGCACGTCAATGAGCACGGTGCCGTGACGCTTATGCCACGTGGCACGCACGACCTGGCCAAGGGCCCGGCCGACTGCCCCGTGGGCACCTACGCTGTGCAGGTGCGATCGCACGCGTCTATCAAGGACGGGTGGATGCTGTTCGTGACGCCGGCCCAGGTGGCCGCCGACTCCAACATGGACCAGCTGTGCCTGGTGGCCACCGCGGACGGCAAGCAGGTGATGGCGGTAGTGCGCCGCGGCTACCGCAGGGACACCTGCAACCTGGTGCTGTGGCCGTCGATGGAGATCCTGTCCGACGCCCAGATCGCCTGGACGTCCACGGTTCTCTGGATCAAGCCGCTCTACTGACCCCCCTCCGGCTGACTTGCGCAGGGACCAATGTCCCTGTATTTTTGTCGGGCTTGTGTTGTGATTGTCTCAATGTGGAGCAGAATTCACAGCACCACAACGAACCGGAGCCCGAACGTGAACCACACCACGCGCCGCTTCCCCCGAACCCTCCGCGAGGCCTTCCCTCAAGACCGCGAATGGGCCTACAGCATCGAGAAGCACAAGGCCTCGATGTCTGTGCTTGAGGCCCTGGTGGCCTGGGCGTCCATCACCGGCATGTCGGTGCTCATTGCCTGGGCGGTGGTTGCATGAGCTGCAAGCACTGCTCCGGCCCGTGCGACCAGGGACGCAAGCCCTGCCCCGCGCCTGACGCGTGCGAGCTTCGCAACGACGACGACCTCGAGATGCTGGGCCGCATCGTGCTGGCCATCATCTGCGCACTGGCCACGGTCCTGGTGGCCCTGCTGGTGGCATGAGGTGCCCAGCATGCAACGCCGAAACCTCGGTGACCGACAAGCGCGGCCCGCGCCGGCGGCGGGAGTGCCGCAACGGCCACCGCTTCACGACCAACGAGGCCATCACCATTGGTGTACGCCTGAAGGCCGAAGGACCAGCTCCTGTCCCGCCTGGTGGCCTTTTGGCACAGGTGTGGCACTCACCCGTTCCCAGCAACAACGAGAAGCCCTGAAGGGCCTGGAAGACGCCCTGTTTTGACCCACGAAAGGAATCACATGGAACCGATAGATC